TTCATTTTCGTCTGGCTCATCCTGGGGCTGATGGGCTTCAGCGTCTTCGCCTCGGCCCAGGGCTGGCAGGCGCTGAATCCGATCACAGGCGATGTGATCGCGGCACAGAGTCTGTTCTCCGGAGAGAATCTTCGTCGCCTGTTCGAGGACATGCCGAAGACCCTGACCGGCTTTGCCCCGCTGGGGTATGTGCTCGTGGTCATGCTGGGCGCGGGCGTGGCCGAGCGGACCGGCCTGTTCTCGTCGGCGATGAAGGCCGGCGTGTCCAAAGCTCCCCGGGCATTGCTGACGCCGATCGTGATCTTCGTAGCGATCGTCGCCAACCACGCGGCCGATGCGGCCTATGTGGTGCTGATCCCGCTGGCGGCGGCCATCTATGCTGCGGCGGGGCGTCACCCGATCGCCGGGATCGCCGCAGGCTTTGCCGGGGTGTCCGGCGGTTTCTCGGCCAATATCTTCCCCGGTCAGCTGGATGCGCTGCTGCTGGGCCTGACAGAGCCTGCGGCGCAGCTGGTCGATCCGTCCTTCTCGATCAACATCGCCGGCAACTGGTGGTTCATCGCGGGCATGACCCTGCTGTTCGTGCCGGTCGGCTGGTGGGTGACCGACAAGATCGTCGAGCCGCGCCTCGGTACCTGGACCCCGATTGCCGGTGCGCCCATCGAGGACGCCGAAAAGCCGCTTGAGAGCCGTGAGCGTGCGGGCCTCGTCTGGGCCGGCCTTGCGGCCCTGCTGGTCATCGGCCTGTTCGCCTGGCTGGTCCTGTCGCCCTCGGCGCCCCTCATCGATCCCGAAGGCGAAACCCAGGCCGCGCGGCTTCAGCCCTTCTACCATTCGCTGGTCGCGGCCTTCTTCTTGATGTTCCTGTTGACGGGCGTGGCCTATGGCGTCGTCGCCAAGACCATCCGAAGCCATCGCGACATCGTCCGCATGACCTCACAGGCCATGTCCGACATGGGGCCCTATATCGTGCTGGCCTTTGTCGCCGCCCACTTTGTCGCCCTGTTCAACTGGTCGGGCCTCGGCCCCATCATGGCCGTGGCGGGCGCCGAGCAGATCCGGCTGCTGTCGGGCATCGAGGCAGGCTCCACCGAGCCGATCGGGGCAATGCAGTTGTTCATCCTGCTGGTGTCGATCGTGGTGGTGGCCGCACTCGTCAACATTTTCGTCGGCTCGGCTTCGGCCAAATGGGCCTTCCTTGCGCCCATCCTTGTGCCGATGCTGATGCTGGTCGGTGTCAGCCCCTATATGACCACCGCTGCCTACCGGATGGGCGATTCGACCACCAACATCATCACGCCCCTGATGGTCTACTTCCCGCTGATTCTGACCTTCGCCCAGCGATGGGTGAAGGAGTTCGGTCTCGGCAGCCTGATGGCAGTGATGCTGCCCTATTCGATCGCCTTCTCGGTCACCGGTGCGATCCTGACGGGACTGTGGGCCGCCTTCCAGATTCCCTTGGGGCCCGGCGAAAGCGTGCGGTACCAGCCGCCGCCGCCAATCGAGGCCGCACAGCCCGAGGCCCTGACCGGTCCGTCCGCTCCGGCAGAGGCGGCGGCGACATCGGAACCTCCGGTCCAGAGCGTTCCTGCGGGTTGATGAAAAAATGGGGCCTCAACCCGCTTGACGTCGGTCGAGGCCCCGCCTAAACGACGCCCTCCTTCGGGCGACGACGCCTGAACGGGAAACGCGGGTGTAGCTCAGTTGGTTAGAGTGCCGGCCTGTCACGCCGGAGGTCGCGGGTTCGAGCCCCGTCACTCGCGCCACTTTTTCCTCAGCAAAATCAGGAATAAGTGGCGCGCCCGCCTTTTTGGGCGAGTGGCCATTCCAACTCGCTCCTGATCCCCATTCCAACTTTTGTCGCCCGGATGTTCCGGAATCGGTAGCTCTGCGGTCTCAGAGATCGTTCGCCGGCGTCGTCGGCCGTGGGTTGCCGACCGGGAGACGGATCGCTGGATTAGGTCGGGCCGAGGCTACGATCGTGCGGTCGATCGTCAGGCTGGCGACGAAGGTGTGGCCGCACTCCATATCCGAGCACTGGAAGCGCAGCTCCTTGTAGAGCGGCGTAATGACCTTGCTGCTGCGCACCTTCGCCTGGGCCCGGCAGTGCGGACACTGTGTGCGGATGTGACCGCCGAAGCGTCGGCCCGGTTCCTTAAAGGCGTCCGGCTGGCGTGAGGCACTGAACCGGCCAGAGTTAGAGGCAGCCTCAATGGCCGTGTCTTGCATGGATGACCCCGACTTTGCCCCTGTGGTCTTCATAGCAGAAATCTTCCCAAACGTCAGAGTAAAAGAACCGTGAGTTATGCAGGCGCGGGTGTTCAGCCCGAGCTTGAGGACGTGCTGCCCAGCTCGAGCTGCAGCGATGTGGTCAGGCCACCGTTGCCGGACAGGGTGTGGCGCGCCTCGACGATCAGCCAGTCGGCCGCGTCGATCTGGGGCTTCCATCCTGACAGGGTCAGTTTCTGCTCGGGGTAGAGATCGGGCCGGCCGCGGGCGAGCGACAGGTTGAAGGTCGCACCCTTGCGGCCCTGTCGCTTGAAATTGGTCTCCGCCGCGCGCTTGGCCGAGGCCTGTGATCCGTAGACGCGGCCGAGCCGTTTGGGGTTGCTGGCCGAGCCGACGAGGACTTCGCGCCGGGTCGCCGCCGCGCGGTCCTGCCAGACGGCGATGACGCCCGAATAGTTCTCCCGCTCCGGAGCTTCCCAATCGTGACGGTCGCCGTCGCGGCGGGTCAGAGTGGCGGGGGGAATGGGCGTGCCACCGGCGGTCTCTCCGGAGCCGACGGCCGCGAACAGCAGATGGCCGGCCTTGACGGTGGCCACGGCGTCGTGGAGGCGCCCCAGACGCGCGAGGAAGGCGCTGTCGCTCTCACGGTCCTGATCGAGATGAGAAATGGCCAGCGCGGCCTTGTCGGCCCCCACGCGCGACTGAAGGCCATTTCTGCCGGCAACGTCGGCCAGCACCTGGCCGAGGGTGGCATCGGTCCAGGTCTGGGTGCGGCGGGTTCGAAAGGCCCGCGTAAGGTCGGCTGACCGGGCCTTGATGATCAGGCGGTCGGGCGTTCCCGTGTGGCGCCGGCCATCCACCTTGAAGGTGCCCTTGTCGATCAGGCTGGTGGTGCCGCCATCGGCCAGGTCTCGCCAGCCGAGCTTGAGCGAGATCTCCGCACCGGGTGACGGGATGGCGACCCGCCCGTCTGAATCGTCCAGGACCAGCTCGAGCTCGTCGGCATCTGTGCCCCTTCGCTCTGACAGGCCCAGACTGATCAGGCGAGGATAGACGTCGCCGCTGATGCTGTTGCCGTCGACCACCAGGTCGTAGGCGGCCTGGCGGTGGATATACCCGGGCGCCTGGGTCACGAGGTAGCCTCAGCCGGGGCTTCTTCGCCTTCGGTGTCGTCCATGCGGCGCAGCTGCAGGCTGAAGTCCGTCTGCAGGGCGATGCCGCCCGCCATGAAGTTCCGCTTGCCCTCATCGAGGCCCTCGATGACGAAGGCGCCATAGACGAAGCCCTCCCCGTCCACGAGGGTCCAGGCCTGACCCGTGTCGGCCATGGCCGCCAGCTCCTCGAGCGCATCCTTGCGGCCGATCTGGCCGGGGGCGAGGATGCCCGACAGTTCAATCATGTCGTCACCCGGGCCCGCGAACTGACCGGCCGGGCGGGCATTGACCCGCTCGTTGGTCGGATGACGCCAGGATCTGCGCCGGCGCATCTGGTCGAACAGGGCGCTGTCGATCGAGAATCCGAACATCCCGAGCGACATCAGCATGGCCGTGTCAGACATCAGGCCTCTCCATAGCTGTCGGAATCATCCGAGAGGCTGGACAGGTCGGGCTTGCGGAGCAGCTCGGCCACGCGGCGCGCCAGCGCCTCGGCGTCCTCGCCGGGCTTCTGGACGATGGTGATGCTAAGCGTGCCGATCGTCGGCCCTGCGACGCCAGCTCGAGACGCAGCCAGTGTGGCGCCAGCTCGCGCTTCCAGCCGAGGGCCGGTGTCGAACACCGGGCGCGCCAGCCCCGATCCGTCCGCCGCAGCCCAGGGGGAGGATGCCGCCGCGCCGTCCCGCTCGGACCCGTCGATGACCCCCGGCCGGACGCCCGGCATGGTCACGGATCCCGCCGCGATCAGCGCGGCTGCGGCACCTGCCATGACCGAGGCCGGGCCGCGCCCGTTCTGGCCGAGGCCGAGGGTGAAGCCGGACATGACGTCCCGGCCGACGTTCATCATGACGCGCGACGGCGAGCGGGTCTGGGTCACGCGCCGGGTGGTGGCCTCGGGCACGCGCGCCACCTCGGCCGTCGCGGCCTGCACCTCTCCCCGCCTGCCCCGGATGCCCTGTGCAAAGCCGTTCATCGCGTCGGCCCCGGCCTTGAGCAGCTTGCCGGGCAAGTCGGACAGCCATGTCCACAGATCCGCGAAGGCCGACTTGAATGCGTCGAGCGGGTTGAAGGCGCGGATCACGGTCTTGATCGAGTCGATGCCGGTCGATACGGCGCCTTTCACCTTGTCCCACAGATCGACGACGAAGCCTGAGATCGGACCCCAGTTGTTCACGATGAAGGCGAACGGAGCGAAGCGCATCAAGAGCCCGCCAATGGCATCGAGGCCCGTCTGGACGGCGCCGCGATAGGTGTCCCAGGCCGCACTCAGGAAACGCGAGATCGGCTCCCAGTTCCGGATGATCATGCCGAGGGGCGTGAACCGCATGAGGCCGTCGCCGACGAGCGACAACCCTTTTCCGACAACCTTCTTGGCGCCCTCCCAGACCCCGCCGAGGAAGCCGGTGACGCCCGACCAGGCCTTGCGGACGTAGCCCATGGGAGAGAAGCGGGCGAGCAGGTATCTGGCATAGTCGAGCCCGAGGCCGACGACTTCGCCTGCCAGATTCCACAGGGCCGACAGGAAGCCGACGATCGGCTGCCAGTTCCTGATGATGAAACCCATCGGGGTGAAATTCAGGAAGAGGGACTTGATCACACCAAAGGCGTCGCCGACCGCCTTTGTGATCCCATTCCACAGGCTCTTGAGCCAAGGGCCGATGCGTCCCCAATTCCGGTAGATCACATAGGCGACAGCCGCGACGGCGGCGATGATCAGGGTTGCGATCAGGACCATGGGATTGGCCAGCAGGGCTGCCGTGAACCGCCAGACCGACAGGGTCATAAGCTTCAGCCCGGTGAGGACGGGGCCGAAAAGCACAGCGGTCTGCGTCATGGTCAGCTGGAGCAGAGCGAAGGGGCCGAGGACGGCCGCGACCCCCAGCGCAAGGCCACCGAAGATGATCAGGCCGGCAGCCAGAACGCCGACCAGGGTGCCGACAACCTTGATCAGGCCCGGGTGCTCCCCCGCGAAGGCGCGAAAGCGGTTGGTGGTGTCTCGCACCCATGTGGCCGCAGATTTGATCTGGGGCAGGAAGGCAGAACCGATCTCGACACCGATGGCCTTGATGGCATTCTGGCCCAGCTGAACGGCGTTCGAGGCCGCTGCAGCGCGCGACTCAAACTCCTTCTGCATCGACCCAGCGTACAGGCTGCTGTCGGCGACCTTGCCCAGGTTCTCCTCGAGCAGATCGAGATTGGTCAGCATGGGCGCGATCGCGCCAACTGATTCCGAACCGAAGAGCTGGGTCAGGATGGCGCTCTGGCGATCAGGGGCAAGTTTCGAGATCCGGCCCAGCACGTCCAGAATGGTGCCGCCAGCGTCCTGCTGCATCTGCTTGGCCACGGTGACGGCATCGAGGCCGACTGCCTGCCAGGCCTGGCGCTGCATGCGAGTGGCGGCCTCACCCTTGGTCAGGGCCAGCACAGTATTCTTGATGCCCGTCGCGGCGATCTCGTCGCTGAGGCCCATGCCGGCCATGGTCGAGCCGAGGGCTGCGATCTCTCCCGCCGCCATGCCGGCGACCTCCCCCAGCGGCCCGATGCGGGTGACGATGTTCGAGATCTGCATGGCGTTGGCCGGGCCGGCGTTGGCCAGATAGTTGATCTGATCGGCCAGCCCCCTCACCTCAGGCTGGGTCATGCGAAAGGCGGTGCGCCAGGTGGCCATCATCGACCCGGCCTGATCTGCCGAGGTGTCAAAGGCGATGCCCATCTTGCCGGCATCCTCGGCAAACCCCAGCAGCTCGGCTCGCGGGATGCTGGCCTGTCCAGCCGCCGCGACAATGGCGGTCAAGCCCTCAGTCGCAATGGGAATACGCGTCGAGAGATCGAGGATATCATTCGACATTTGCCGGAACTGAAGTGGGGTCTCGAAGTCCACCACCTTGGCCACATCGAGCATGCCGTCCTCAAACGACATGGCCTCGCGGCCCGACATGACCAGCGGCGCAGCCATGGCGCCACCGGCCGCGATTGATGACATGCCGGCGCCGGTCATGGTCCCCGCCAGCTGCTGGGTGTTGTCGTAGCGCGTGCGGGCCCGGTCTAGGCGCTGCTGTCGGGCAGCCACGACCTCGAGCTGGCGCGCCTGTTCGCGCAGCTCACCATTGGCCTCGCGCAGCTCGCGGGCGAGCCGCATCTCGTGGCCGCTGAGGTTCTTGGTCGAGATCCCGGCCTCGGCCAATGATCCCCGGAGATCCTGCAAGCCGCGCCGGCGGCGCTGCTCCTGCTCCTGCAGATCCCTCACCTTGCCCCGGGCGAGCTCCATGGCGCGGGTCAGCTGGCGGGTCGGCTTGTCAGCTGCAGCGTGCGCCTGGCCCAGCCGCTGGGCTTCCTTCTGTGCCTCGGCCAGGCGAGACCGCGTCTGGCCCAGCTCGCCCTGCAGGCGCTTGTAAGCCGCGATATTGCGGACGCTTTTCTGCAAATCGCTGACTCGCTCACGAGCCGCACCCAGCGCCTTGGACGTGCGGTCGCTCTCGCCCTTCACGCCGCTCAGGAAATTCTTCGCGTTTCCTGCGGCTTTGAAGATCAGGTTAAGGCGAAGGTTCTTGTCCACCGATCAGGCATCCTTGGGGCCGTTGACCCGATTCCACAGGGCGATCGCGCGGTCGCGTTCCTCGGCCAGTTCGGCCAGGTCCAGGGCCATCAGGTCCGCCCGGGTCCAGCCATGGGTCACGAACATGATGTCCGCGAAGGCGTCCTCTACTCGGCCAGGGAGGCTTCCCGACGCTGCGACTTCGTCAGCAAAAAATTGATCACCTCACCCGCCAGCTGGGCGATGTCCTCTCCGTCCATGTCCATGAATTCCTGGCGGTGGATCATCGGCTCGGTGATGCGCGGCAGGACGATCGACATGGCGACCACGTCGGCCGAATAGAGGTCCGTCAGCTTGGCGCCGCGAAGATCGCCTCCCTTCGGCTTGCGCACGGTGACGTCGACGATCTTGTCGCCGCCGCGCTCGAGGGGATTGTCGAGGGTCACCAGGGCCCAGGGGCGGCCAGTCTTATCAACACCCGAGCGGGGCTTCTCAGCCGACGAAGTCGACGGCACGGCTTCGTTCGGGGTGTCAGTAGCAGGCGCTTGGTCAGAGGCTTTGGTCATTGGAAGGGTCCCGGCGAGTTCGCCGCGTCAGCGCGGCCTGGAAGCGGTCGAAGTGACGATCGGCGGCCTGACGACGGGCAAGGTCATCCTGGCGCTGGCGCTGGAGCGCGGCCGCGATCGGGGGAAGGGAGCGCCCGGCCGTCATCAGTTGACGATGCGGCGCAACTCGGCCCGGCGGTCGACGCCGTCGACGAGGAAGGTGCCGGCGATCATGTCGATCTCGAACTCGACGCGGCCGTTGCGGGTCTGTTTGTAATAGGTGCAGGCGGTCTTGTACTTGGTGCCCGACTTGGCGCCGACCTCATCGGTGCCGGCATCGATCTCGATGTGCCGGCCACGCACCACGATCTGGACGTCGTCATAGCGGCCCGTGGAGTCGTTTTGATAGGCGCCCGCGAAACGCAGCTGGCTGCCATCGATGTCGGTCGTCCCGAACTCACGGTTCAGCTCGGGCATGTCGCCGCCGTACTCGTGCTCGACCTCGATCGCCTCGAGGCCCATGTCCAGCTTGACGGTGCCCAGCATGCCGGCGCCGCGATAGTCCTCGGTCTTGATGACCAGCTTGGGCCGGGTGAACTTCATCGCCTGACCGGCAAAGGAGTTCGCGGCGTTGAAGACGTTCATATCCTTGAGCTGACGGGGCAGTTGCATGGCGGGTGTTCCTGGATGAAGGGGCGCGCGGAGCGCTTAAGGGGGGCTCAGGGTTTCGAGGGGATCAGGCGGCGCCGGCCAGCTCGGCGAAGTCGGCGTAGAACTCGTCCGTGATCTCCGGCCCGATTCCGAGCTCCTCGAGCGGGGCGCAGGGCGTGAAGCGGTAGCCGATCTTCAGCTTGCCGGCGGCCAGCA